ATGACTGTTCCGCTTGTTTCATTTTGTTCCTTATCGGTTAGCAGGGTAATGATTTCCTGACGCACTGATTCCAATGCGTTTATTTGTCCTATTATATACTTGTAAGTCTCCATCTTGTCAACTCCACCAGAAGTGACAGATATTGATAATTGATTTATTCTATTGTCTAATGCTCTTCTTAATTTAGTTACTACTTGTTCTGGTTCCATGTTTACTTTCTATTTTTTTGCTAGTTTATCTTTGTTTATGCCCTTTTTAATTATGTAGTCCTGCGTACCATTAGCACCCGTTTCTACTTCTTTTTTTAAAAACTTAAAAAGATTCATTTCTTTTATTTTCTTTTCTGTATGTTTTAAAAAACTTTCTAATACTTTCGTATCTCTCATTAACAATTCCATTTTCTAAGTGATTTAGATAATCTATCTTCACCTGTATTGTTACTAGCTTTTTGTCTCTTACGCATACCGGTCATACGCGCACAGAAAGAAGCTCTACGTTTGGCATCTTTTGATCCTGCTTTTAATTTTGAGGGTTTAGTTGTAACAGCTGTTTTTAATTTAGAACCGGGATTTGCTTTTCTGTAAGAAGCTACACCTTTAGCGTTCAGTCCACCTGATTTAGATTTACCTTCTTTTCTAGTCCACGCTGCAGTAGCCATTATGCTTGACTTTTTTTAATTGCTTTAGCGGTAGGTGCTCCTTTAGCTCCTTTAGCTCTCATTTTTTCACCACGTTTTTTCTTCATAGCAATATTATACCAAAGCCCTTTTTTAGCTGTACGTCCGTCTTTAGTTTTGTGAGTCCCTTTAGCCATTATTTTATCCTTTTATAATTGCAACACAAGTGGGACAACTTTTTATAAATCTTACATGAGACCCACAGTGCATTTGTTTTTCTTCATGAACCGGTATTTCTGGTTCATAGGTTCCTTCGTAAATTTCAAGATGTTCATCTGGGCATTCGCATGCTTTGATATGAAATAAATTACAAATGAATTTTTTAATTGATTTGAACATTTATTTTTTCTTATCTAAAATTTCAGCTATTTCTTTATTAGTATTTTTAAGAGGAACGGTAGTCCTAACATTTCTTTTACCTTCTTCATTTAAAACAGCTATAGTTTTATCTTTTGATTTAACTACGCTATCTTGAATATCTCTTTTTTCTTTTAATCTTTTTCCAGGTTTAACAGAATTAATGACAGGTGAAGGTTTAGGTTTAAGTAAACTTTTAATTGCTTTATACGCTTTAAAATATTTTGACATTATTTTTATCCTTATTATTTTCTTTTTATCAGATCTGTTGCCTTAAGTCCATAGACAGATGCAATGACTCCAACAAAAATAGTTTGGTACCAAAATGGTAAATTTCCAAAGTGTAGGAAGAATAACTCCATTTTCTCCATATGTACAGGATTATCTGACCAGACTGACCATCCCAACATTACGATTGGAATTGACAGCAAGACCAAAATAAATTCGTCTTTCCAGTCCGATTGTCTTGCTTCTAGTAATTTTCCAGAATACTCTAATTCTCCAGTACTCATTTTCTGAGCATGTTTCATAGCAGCATCCGACATAAGCATCTTTGTCTGTTGCTTATTTTTGTAAATGTGTGAGCCTGCAGAAACGGCTAATTTAATTGCCGATAACCACATATTAAAACCAAGTAGCTTTTTGAGGTTTTCTAGTCTTTGTACCTTTAACAGTTACTGTGTCACCTTGAGCAATGTAGTTTCTTCCTCTGATACTTGTTTGAGATCTAGGATCTATGTGCAAGTTTTGAGAAGACTCTTCTACTTTAACTCCGCCACTAGCGTAACCATCTTTGTTTACTCCAACTGCTTTTGTTATTTTTGAGTTCTTCATAATTTTCTCCTAATTGTTAATATACTAATTTCTCGGCCCTTTCAAGCGATTAACATCCTTCGCTTTCATAGCATCTGAGGTTAATTTTACTTCTGCAGACAATTCTGACTTAGCCATAGCTGTATCCGCTCTTAAATTAGCTAAATCCTCATTCTGTTGTAGTTTTGCTTCATCTAGTTGTTGACCTTGTAAAAATTTAGTTTTATCTAAATTAATTCTAGCTTCATCTTCTTTTTGTTTTCTTTCTGCATCCATTGCTTTAAGATCAACTTCTCTTTCTTTAAGTTTTAATAATGGATCATGATCAAATTGATCTGTGATAGCTTTTTCTTCCTTCATAAAGTCTTCAGTCATCTCAGCAATTAGAATAGCTTTTCTTGCTTCAATCTTTTGTGAGATTTGTTGCATCTGTTGTTGAGCTTGAGGATTCTGAACAGCCGCTTGTTGCATTTGTGGTAACATTTGCATTTCTTGTGGGAACTCTAGTTGTACTTGCTCCTGGGCCATGATTGAAATATGTTCTAAAATGTTTTTCTCTAACGCTGCAGTGATACTCGGATTATTTCTAACAAAATTAGAAGCCATAAAACTTAAGTGTGCTGTAACGTGTGCTCTGTGATCTTGACCTGGAAACGCTTGAAAAGGTTTTGCTCCCATTGCATCAATATGTTCTAACGCCGGATCTTTCGGTTGATTTTGTGGTGGCGCAGGTAAGATTGAATCTATATCCTTTACACCAATTGCTGAATACATATTTCTATAAGCCATATACATATTATGCATTTGTGGATTAGATTGAGCTAATTGTAATTGTGTTTGTGCCATTGATATTCTTTGACTCATTGAGAATATGTTAGGATCTGCTACCGGTAGAATATCTACCTTGTCATCAAAATCTGTAACTTTAACATTTCTCGATGCCCCTGGAACATCATAAGGATATTCAGGAGGTAAATAAGTTTTAAAGATATTTGAAAGTAATTTAAATTCATTCTTAAGTGAAGCGTACAACCTTTTATGGATTGCTGACATCACTCTTGAACCACGTTCTAAAAGAGCTACAGTTGTACCAACAGCTGCTTGTTGGTTCCCATCACCAACTTGCATGTCAGCAATTGATGCGAATCTTTGTCCTGCTTGAACTACAATACCCATCAACTGCAATAAAGTCTGTGAAGGTTCTTTGTAGGGTAAGAATACGAAAGCATCTTTTAGATTACCGCCTGGAGTATCTACATCTTTAAATTCTCCGGGTTGAATCGCTGTAGCGTCATCTTGAACTCTGACACCTCTTTGTTTAAATCCTGCTGGTAAATTTGATAACGTTCCTGCATCTAATAACTGACGAAGCGCTGCAGTTGCAGTTCTGCTTAATCCACCAATCATATGAATTAATCCTAAACCATAAAAACCTAATCCTGGTAAAAATTTAAAATGAACAAAATATTGAATCTTATTTTTCTTAGGGTCTTCAGGTTTAAAGTTTCTTCTAATTGATAAAACTTTTCTACTACTTTCTTCGATTGTTACAATGTAAGGTAGTTTTATTCCAGTAGGCTCACCATCGGGCCCCACGTCTTCAAAACCTTCTAAATCTAAATTAACATGACACTCAATTAAAGTGTACATTGACTCTGCTTTATTTGATTTTGTAACTCCTTCTATTTCTCTCTCTTTTTCTTTTAATTCATTAGAATTTGAATCTTGTGGTTTTGATAATTCTATATCAGAATAGAATCCAGCTACTTGTTGTTTTCTTAAATCATTTTCAGATATTTTAATAACATGAATAACTGCTTCCGCATCATCTAATGAAGTCGCTGTATAAGGGACTACTAAATCATCTGCTGGAATAAATTTAGATACGGCTCTTCCAAGCAAATCATCATAATAAACTTTTTTAAATGTAGATCCTGCTAAAGGAAGATAGAATAACATTTGGTCAAACTCAGGTTCATATTCTTTCATTTGATCCATCAATTGATAGTTCATAAAATCTTTAACTCTTTGAGCTTGTGCTTCTTTTGGAGGGGTTGCTGAACCCATGACCATCGTTCTAACCGGTCCATCTGAAGGTAGTAATTCTTTATAAGCTAATGCTTGAAACTGTGTAACCGCTTCTGCAAGAACAGGGTGAGTTGCACCACTTGCTCCTTGGAAAGGTTCTGTTCTATTATCGTATTTAAATCCTAATAAATCCAATCCAGTAATGTAAGTTCTTTCCCAATCTGCACGAGAAGTTTTATATTCTGCGTAATCACTTTGTAATTCACTACCAATAAGATCAGTAGTATCTTCTGGAAGAAGATCATTTAAATTTGCAAACGGATCTCCTGAATCTGGCATTTGAACTGCATTTGGATCAAAGTCGATAGTTGCTCCACCATCTTCTTCATCTGTAATTTCTATTGGACCTTTACCTAATTCATCTGCAACATCAACCTCTTCCATTTGCTCTTTTATAAGCTCATCTTCAGGTCTAGTATTAGGAAGGGTTTTATCTATATCTGCCATATTTTTTATCCTGTATTGGTTTATCTTGTTTCTTCTCTTTAATCAACCCTCGAGAATTGGGTCCTTTTAAAGGAGGGATCTCTTTCCATTTAACATGTTTCATGTTTTTTACAAGTGTTGGATTGTCTTTAGTCATAATACTTTTTCATTAAATCAGCTAATCCACCTTGGGCTAAATTAGATACTCCTCCTGCATCGGCGACTCTTTGGTTTTTTATATATTTATTAATTTGATTGTCGTCCATTCCCATTTCTTCACGAGTTATATTAGAATCTATTAGCATTTTATCAATTTGTTGTGAGGAATAAGTTGGTACATCTTTGTCCATTTGCTCATATCTTTTTTTTAATCTTTGTTTGTCAGCTGTAGCACTTTGTGGAATCATCATTCTTCTACCCCGTTCTGCCATTGCATAATCTTCACCTTTTGCAAATTCTTTTTCACGTTCTGCTTCAACATCTATTTTTAATTTTGGACCAAGCGCATAGTTTAAATAAGATTCACCTAATGCTTGTTTAAAAGGCACACCTTCATTTAAAGTTTTATTCGCAGCAATTCCACCTTCAAGTACAACTTCACCTAATATTGCAACAGGGCCTAATACTCCTTTTAAAAAGTTTAAAGCTTTACCCGATTTTGTAAGCGCACGTAAATTTGCCTTGTCTCCTGGTGAGAGTTTACCTGGATCCCCTTGTAATTTTTCTACACCTCGTGTAACACACGCTACTAGATTTTGACCTTCACTAAATCCAATACGCCCTCCCATTGCTTTACCAGGGCAACCTATTTTTGCTAAACGGACTTGGTCAGGTTTATCTATAAACTCATTTATTGTTTGAGCACTTTTTGGCATTTGAATTGTGTAGCCTGCACGTTCTGCAGCTTTAACAATATCTAACCCTTGTGTATTTAATTCTTTTAATCTTTTGGGTGAAAAATATTTAGTGGCATCAGGGTCTCTTAATCTTGGTAATTCTATACTATATTCATTCTCTAAATTACGAGCTAGTTTATTAATTTTTTTAGATTCACTAGATAACATTGAAGGATTATTTTCTATTAATTGTCTTGCACTTGAAAGTTTAGATTGAAAATTTGCCATAGTTTTTTGATTTAGATTTCCTTCCATAACATCTATAAATTGAGAAAACTCTGCTGCTTTAGATTTAGCACTTCCCGATACTCCGGCAATTTCATTAATATTAAAACCTTGCGTTGCCTTTTGTATAATTTTACCTGCCGCATTTTTCTTTTCCGGTGAATATATAGGTATTTTATTATCTTTTAAAATTTGACGTGCTTGAGTTTTTAATGATTCAAACGTTCCTTTTTTATTACCTAATTTTTCATCAATCATACCTAAAGAAATACGATACATAGAACGACGGTAGTCATTAAACTGAGAATCTCCTATTAGTTTAAATACTTTATCTCCAAGTTTTTTATCTACTTTAATATTTTCTACTGCTTTTTTTATTTTTGGATCTAAATTACTAAATAATTTAAATTTATTACCACTGTAAATTTGAGATAATTGTATTGTTGCATTACTTGCTTGAGTAGAAGTCATGTTAGGAAAATCTTTTAAGACTGTTTCAAGGCTAGGAAGTTTTCCACTTTTATACATACCTGTATATTTTTTATTTAATTTTATAATGTTATCTGCAGTACTATTTTTTAAAGAATTAGCAGGAGTTATATCTAATAAGGGTTTTAGTTTTTTAATATCTGCTTCCGTTGGAATTTTATACATTGGATTTTTTGGTGTAACGTTTGTTACATCTAAAACTTCATCTAAAGTTTTACTAAATTCTGTTTTTTTTCTGCCTCCGGCTCTAGTTCCCCCATATCCGTGTATTTGTCCTAAACTTATAGGTTTATCTAATTTTTCACTTAATATCTTTGCTAATTGATTTCTGCTTATTTTACCACCAGCTCTTTCTAGTAATTTTTTATATCTTGGATAAGTTTGATTAATAAAATTTGCTCTTGCAGTGTTGTCTAATTTTTCCCATGGTTTGTTAAAACGTTCTACTAATTGCTTAGACACTGATGGCCTATTAGTAGGAAGCTCTTCTTTTAACATCATATCATAAATTTTTTTCTGATCTTTGTTTAATGGTTTTACAGGATGGTTATTAACATTGCCTTGTTTACCCGCATACCCGGGCCGTGATCCATCAACCGTGTTTCGTACTAACTGACCTTGGTTGTACATGTTCCGTGGTTCCTGGACCATGGATCGTGAATCACGGTCCTCGACCTCTTTAACATAGTCTTGCCACGCACCTCTGCTGTCGTCAGCTTGAGCGTATTTAGTTAACCAACTCTTTGATGCAAAGTACTCGTTAGCCATTATTCTCCTAACATAGAAGCAAGGCCCCCGGTTGCTTGTTTTCTTCTAGTTGTGTTTTTAAATGTTTGTATAATATCATCACCACTCATTCCTTTTTCACTCATCTTAAAAGTTTGTTCTACCATGGCGATCATATCAGCTTTCATTCTGGGTGATGAAGATGCAATTTGATCTGCAAGGTTCTTATCCATTCCTGGATATTTTAACATAAGATTATCAATCTCTATACTTTTTTTTAAAGCTTCAGGAGAGGTATCACCCATTATTTCAGCCACGCCTCTTTTAATTTCATCGTTGTAATTTTTTAAAAGTTTGTCATCTATTTCAGGAAGTGTTTTCTTTTTCATTTGATCCATTTGAGTACCAAGATCAAAACTAGATAGTTCTTCTATTTCATCCGGGCTCATTAATCTTTTGTCGCCGCTGCCTTCCATATCGTCAAGTTTTTGTTCTAAAAATCTTTTTCTACCTGGAGACTTATCGCCTGCTACAGGATCTAGTTTACCCATTTTATATTGCTTATACATGTAATCTTGATAATCTTTTGCTTCTTTTCTTATTTTGTTTGCAGAACCAATAGTACCATCAAAATTATAAGCATCTAAATCACCAACGTCTTCCATAAGATCTTGAAACTCATCATCTGTTATCTCTCTTTTAGGATCTGGGTTTCTATCTTTAAATTTACTAAACATATCTCTGTCTAATGTTTTCTGAGGTGTTTTAAGTTTGTCTGCAGTTGTAATTGCTTTCTTACCAAATTTTCCCTTAATCAAAGCGGCTAAACCTTGCACTACTTTTTTACCACCCGCATAACCCATTCTGCCACCATCTGCTTTTCCTTTTCTAATAGCTTCTGGTACTGCTTCACCTGCTTCTTCATATATATCATCGGAAAGACCGGACATCTCATCAAGGACGCTACCTGTTTCAGGCCCGTCATTTCTAAGATAAGTAGTGCCTTCTTCATACTTTGGTTGAGCCTTAGTAATTTTAGTTTTACCTTTGGCCGTTTCCTGAAATATTTCTTCTCCTGGTGAATAACCCATATAACTTTCTTCCGTTATAGGAGAACCATAATAATCCATATCATCAGCAACTTTAACTCTTTGAATTTCAATTCTACCAGTTGCAATGTCTTCTGTTAATTCAAAATCTTTATATCTCTTAACAGTTTGTCTATCAGCTAAAGCAGCTGTTTCAGTTACATCATCACCTAATGCTTTAATTTTTGCTACTAGTTTTAAAAAGTGTGGAGGAGCTCCACTGGTTGCTGCTTCTTTTGCAACTTCAGTTGCAACTTTCTTACCACCACTTTTACCGAGTCCCAAGAGTCCTGTTTTAATGCCTGCGATTCCTGCGCCGACTCCACCTAGCATTTTTAAGAACGCACGTTTGCCCATGGCAAAGTTTTGTCTTGCGGGTCCGCCTTGTGCAAAATTGTTTTGCATTTGATTAGTCATAAACTGTTCTTGTGAAATTCCAGCATCGTTTAATTTTTGTATAAAATCTTGTTGTAGATATTTTTGAGTTTCTTGTGATACTCCAGGCATTGATTCTTGATAAAGGTTATAAATTCTTTGTAACTCCACCATAGGATCTGCTGCGGGTTTTGGCTTTGGAAGAACCACGGGTCCGGCGTCCTTGTAACCTATTCTGCCACCTTCGGCTGCTTCTAGAATTGGTCCGGGACCCATGTTGTATCGTTCATCTATGTAGGGCTGTTGTTTCATACGGTTTTCAATTTCTTTTAACGCATCTTCATATGACATTTTCTCATTTAACATTAATTCTAAAATTCTTGGATCAGGACCTTCTACTTTTGAACCTTCGTTGTATGGCACTCGTGTTGTATCATTATCTTCACCTAATAAATAATTTAAGCCTGTAGAAGTCGTTGCTTGAGATCCGGGGGCTATTAACATATTTCTTGCCATCAGGGCATCTGAACCATGGCCCACGTCTGATAGATCAGGTTCTATTTGTGCTTGGCCTCCTTGGTAGAATTTTTGAGGATCTTCTGGATCTTTTTTATTCTTAAGTCTGTTAATTGAATCTTCGTTTTGTTTTTTTAATCTTTTTAGAATTTGTTCTTCTGTTTCTTTTGCCGTATAAGACGGAAATGCTGGTGCTTCACTAAATTGTGTAGGAATTATATTTCCACCTCTATCTTCATATAATGCAGGATCTTTTATTTTAATTTCTTCCCCGCCCATGATATTGTCTGTGTTTTTAATTCTATTGCCTTTTAAATCTAATACGTCTGCTGATTTTTTAGTTTTAAATTTATCGACTCCTCTACGAACGATATCCATCATATTATTAGATGTAGCTTCTGATTTTTTACTCTCAATAATATTTAAATATTTAACAACATCGTTCTCACTTTTAATAAATTCATCCAATCTAGATAAAGGTAAACCTGATTCTTGAAAAGTTGTTGCAATCTCACTAGCTTTAGCTTCAGCCCGCATTCTATTGGCAATAGAGGTAATTCCTTCCCCTTCTTTGGCAAGAAATTTTCTTGCTACTGCGTGTATAAATTGTAATGCTTTACTCATTAATAATACTCTCTTTTTCTAGGCGGTTGTGTTTCAATTACATAATCTTCCGGGTGAGTTATAAAACCTCCCTGTCTAAATCGCATAACAGCCATAGTCATAGAATCTACTAAGTCATCATGATCTCCATGTGGGAATGCCGCGCATTCCTCAACCACTTCTTCTGCAAAACGCATATCTGGCGCCCAGATTAAACCCGCTTCAAAAAGAGGTGCACATGAATTTATTCTTACATGTTTATCATTTCCTCGGCTTGGAGTAAAGGGCATAACTGGAATATCCATTTGACGAAATTCATGGGTCAAAGGGGTTCCAGACGCTTTTTGTTCGATGACCACCATGTCAGGATTCCAATATTTATATTGCTCAAGAGCTGCTCGACGCAATTCTGGAAATTCAAATCGATCTTTTAGACAATCCATTAAAATTAAATTAGCGGGACCATCAATTTCAGGATAAAATACTCCCCAAGTGGTAATTGCACTAAAATCGGCAGTTTCTTTTTTTAAAAAAGCAGTATCATAGCTTTGAATAACATAACTTATGTCTGGTAACGTGTCTCGATCCCATTTTCGCCACCATTCACGTTTTATAATCGCTCCTTCTTCACTAGTTGGCTTTTGCATCCACTGCGCGTTCCATTTTCCAACCGGAAGGGTTGCTTTAACCTTCTCCAACTCATCTATTTTCCAATATTCAGGCCAAACGGGCTTTCCTTCCTTTGGTCCGTGGTCCATGATTGCCGGAAACTGGACCACGTCCCACTGATCCCCTTTAATCTTACCTTGGTTCTTTAATAAAATTCCTGTTAAATCTTTTTTAGACCATCGAGTCATAACTAAAACAATTTTTCCACCTGGCTGCATCCTTTGACGTGGACCAGAGGTGTACCATTCATAAGCATTGTCAAATGCACTTGCTGACATCGCATCTTGCTCTGAGTGAGGATCATCAATGATTAATAAGTCAGCACCCCGTCCAGTGATTGCACCGCCGACACCCGCAGCAAAATACTCGCCGCCTTGTGCTGTTTCCCACCTCCCAGCGGCTTGACTGTCTTCTCTTAAACTTGTTTCAAATATTTTAGAATATTCTTCACTATCAATCAAGGTTTTTGCTTTACGACCAAATCTTACAGCAAGTTCACCTGTGTGGGTTGCTTGAATGATCTTGAGTTTTGGATTACGGCCCACCATCCACGCTGGAAGTAGGTAAGATGCAAATTCAGATTTAGTATGCCTAGGAGGCATGTTCACGATTAATCTATTAATTTTACCAGTTGCAAGATCATTAAATTTTTTAGCAATTACTCTATGGTGCGCACCTTCAATGAACTCGGGCCATACGCACTTAACAAAGGACATAAAATCCTCTCTAGCCTTGTTTTGAATCTTTTTTTCGGTGTGAAGTAATCTTAATTGTTTAAATTCTTTTCTAACATCAGATGGTAATTGGCTTATATCTAAGTTATTTAAATCCATTTTAAAATTTTTATAATTTTTTTTGCACTTTTTAAGGTGAAGAAGTTTTATACACCCATTAACTGTCTAAATCAAGCAATACAACCTGAAGTAGTGGGACCCCTTTTTATTTAAAGGGGATCGATTACTGAGCGCGCGCGATTTTTCGGATCGCGTCTGGTACCTCTATTGATTATGTATTTATGCTGTGATAGGGGGGCGCACAACCTGTGCGTGTGAGTGTGGTCCAACAGGACCACACAGTTGGTGTTCGGTTAGTTAGCCCAAGTGTTAAGGGCTTGTTTCTTTATAAGTATTGCAGGGCCAACAACATAGTCCTTACGGCCTGTAATATAGTTGTCGTTATCAAATGTATCTTTCCATAACTTACTGGCTTTCTCGTTTAATGGTAAGCCCATTAGTTTGCCCTCTTCATTTAAAAGAAGTAAGTCACCATTTGGAAACGATACACATTCAACCATGCCACCAACAAAGTCTGATACTGCTTTGTATTGTGGCTCATTCTTTTTGTCATCAATGATAACAAACTCGTTGGCGTCTGTGCTTAGTGTGTTTTGTTTTGTCATATATCTCCTGTATTGGTTATAGGACTATCCTAGTTTATTAGAATAGCCCTGTCAACTGTTATTAGTTCCAAAGATCCTTGACCATTGCGCCGTTGGTCGCTGCGTTGAGCGCTTCAAGATACTCGGTCTCTGTCATTTTAAGATAAGTTAAACAGAATTCATGTTTTATCTGTTGAGTTTGTCCAGGTGTTCTGATGTAGTCAACTGCTTTGTCTAACATCTCTTGACGTCTCTCGCCTCCTGGCATGTACTCGGCTTTAATTGTTCTTGTCATATTATATCTCCTGTATAAAGTTAATGTAGGACTATCCTAGTTTATTCAACTAGGATTGTCAACCCTTGTTATTATTGTATCAGTATAAGTTCCGTCCCCATATCCATATTGTTTCTTTTCTTTGGTAACCTCAACCGATGTTTCAAGGGGC